TATATGCGAAGTCGTCTACGGTCCACTGCACCTGACTTGCCTATCTTTATGAGGGCTACGACTAACCCCGGTGGGCGAGGACACCAGTGGGTTAAGAAGATGTTTATTGACCCCGCCCCATACAATAGGTCTTTTGATGCAACCGACAGTGAAACAGGAGAGGTACTCAAGTATCCCGCTGGACATAGCAAAGCAGGAAAATCTCTATTTAAGAGACGCTTTATCCCGGCAAGACTTTCTGATAACCCATACCTTGCGACAGCAGGTGACTACGAAGCGATGCTTCTCTCGCTTCCAGAACAGCAAAGGCGGCAGCTTCTTGAAGGCGATTGGGACATCAAAGAAGGTGCAGCGTTTACTGAGTTTGACCGTAGGGTTCATGTTGTTGAGCCTTTTCATCTCCCTAGCAACTGGGTCAAGTTTCGTGCATGTGACTATGGTTACGGCAGTTATTCTGGTGTTCTTTGGTTTGCAGTTGCGCCTGACGAGCAACTTATCGTATATAGAGAACTTTATGTCAGCAAAGTCCTCGCCACAGACTTGGCTGATATGATATTGGACTTAGAGGCCGAAGATGGGAACATTAAGTATGGTGTGCTGGATAGCAGTCTTTGGCATAAGCGTGGCGATACTGGACCGTCTCTTGCGGAACAGATGATTAATAAAGGATGTCGTTGGCGTCCGTCAGACCGCAGCAGAGGTAGCCGGGTGGCCGGTAAGAATGAAATACATCGTCGCCTACAGATAGATGAGTTTACAGAGGAACCTAGACTTGTATTCTTTAATAGCTGCACAAATGTCGTCAGTCAGCTACCGTCCATCCCCTTGGACAAGAAAAATCCAGAAGACGTTGACACAAAGTCTGAAGACCATTTGTACGACGCACTCCGGTACGGCATTATGTCCAGACCCCGGTTCTCTGTTTTCGACTACGACCCGCATGGCCGACCATCGACAGGAATGCCAGTAGCTGATTCTACGTTTGGATACTAAAGGAAAAACACATGGCCGAAGATGAAATTATGATCGAAGACGACGCTGTTGTTCTAGAGGATGCAGAAGATAGTGTTGTAGAAGATGCGGATGTAACAAACATCATTCCATTTATTATGGAGCGTTACAGACGTGCTGAAGACTATCGTTATCAGGACGAAGAGCGGTGGCTACGTGCGTATCGCAATTATCGTGGTCTGTATGGCCCGGATGTCCAGTTTACTGAGGCTGAGAAGTCTCGTGTGTTTATCAAAGTCACCAAGACTAAGACACTTGCGGCATATGGTCAGATTGTTGATGTACTGTTTGCTAACAACAGGTTTCCCCTCTCCATTGAGCCGACTGAACTGCCGGAGGGTGTAGTCGAGTCCGTTCACTTTGATCCAAAAGAACCTGACCAACTTATGTCTGGCACTGCGCTGACCAGTCCATACGGTTTCCCCGGTGACGGTAATGATCTGCCGCCGGGTGCTACTGCTACTACTTTGGCAGAACAGCTTGGGCCTCTAGGTGAAAAGCTACAGTCTGTAGAAGATAAACTGAAAGAAGGGCCGGGTAAGACACCTACTGCTATTGAGTTTAGTCCAGCTATGGTTGCTGCTAAAAAGATGCAGAAGAAAATTCACGACCAGCTTGAGGAGTCTGGTGCTACTAAAAACCTGCGTAGCAGTGCATTTGAAATGGCACTGTTTGGTACAGGCATTATGAAAGGCCCGTTTGCTGCCGACAAAGAGTATCCTAATTGGGATGATGACGGCGGGTACGATCCTATGTTCAAGACTGTGCCGCAGGTCAATCACGTATCTGTGTGGAACTTCTATCCTGACCCCGATGCTAATAACATTGACGAGGCACAGTTTGTAATTGAGCGTCATAAGATGTCTCGCTCTCAGCTTCGCAATCTGAAGAAGCGTCCGTACTTCCGTAGTCAGGTAATTGACGAGGCTATCGGCTTTGGTGAGAACTACGACAAGAAGTATTGGGAAGACGATCTGTCTGACTACGCACCGGAGCATGGCATTGACCGCTTTGAGGTGCTTGAGTATTGGGGCATGTGTGATGTCGAGATGCTTGAGGAGAACGGCGTAGAAATTCCTGAAGAACTGAAGGACTTTGACGAACTTCAAGCAAACGTCTGGATTTGTAACAACAAACTCCTGCGCATGGTTCTCAACCCATTCAAGCCAGCTAAAATTCCATATGTAGCTGCTCCGTATGAAATGAACCCTTACAGCTTCTTTGGTGTGGGCATTGCAGAGAACATGGACGACACGCAGACGCTGATGAACGGCTTTATGCGTATGGCCGTGGACAACGCTGTACTGTCGGGCAATCTGATTGTAGAGGTAGACGAGACCAATCTGGTGCCGGGACAAGACCTGTCTCTGTATCCGGGCAAGGTATTCCGTCGTCAGGGTGGCGCACCGGGTCAAGCTATTTTCGGTACGAAGTTCCCGAATGTGTCGCAAGAGAACATGATGTTGTTCGACAAGGCACGTCAGCTTGCTGATGAAAGCACCGGCTTCCCATCATTCGCTCACGGTCAGACTGGCGTGACAGGTGTTGGCCGTACTGCCAGCGGCATCTCCATGCTAATGGGTGCTGCTGCTGGTAGCATCAAGACTGTCATCAAGAATGTTGACGACTATCTGCTACGTCCTCTGGGCGAGGGTTTCTTCCGGTTCAACATGCAATTTGACTTCGACCCTGATATCAAGGGTGATCTAGAGGTCAAGGCACGTGGTACTGAAAGCCTGATGGCAAACGAGGTACGTAGCCAGCGACTGATGCAGTTCCTTAATATTGCCAGCAATCCTGTGCTGGCTCCCTATGCGAAGTTCCAATATGTAATTCGTGAAATCGCAAAATCTCTCGACCTTGATCCCGACAAAGTAACCAACAATATGAACGAAGCCGCCCTGCAAGCGGAGATGATGAAGCAGTTCCAATCACCGCTTGATCAGCCGCTAGGAACGCCAGCACCGGCTGGTGCCGACGCTATGGATACCAGTGGTGCTGGTGGCGGTACAATAGGCGTAGGACAGGCTCCTACACCGGGTGAACAAGGATTTAGTGCAAATGGACAGACAGCAAATACTCAGCCGCCTCAAGCCTTGGGTGGGCAACAACCGCCAATGGGAGGCGTTCAGTAGTTATCTAGACATGCTGATTGAACAACAACATAAAGCATTAGAGCAGTCTGATAATAATATTTTAATGCACCGATCACAGGGTGCAGTAGCTGCATTACGTAAGTTAAAACAGTTAAGAGATGAAGTGAATGGCACGTAGCCTAAATCAACAAATGGATTTGTTTGAGCGAGTTGATCCGGTAGAAATACCAGATTTAGACACTCCTCCGTTTTCTCCAGAACTTTTGGCAGAGTCAAAAGAAAAGGTAGAGAAAGCACCTTTGGATTTTGTTGAAGGTTCTATTACAGCCCCTTTTGTAGCAGCAGGTGATATTGTAGACTTAGGTGCAGCGGCTCCCCCACTTTCTGATAAACAAATGATGATGCCGGGGGCTGTTCAATATAGTGCTATTGAGCAGTTATTTGAAACTCTGTCTAATCAAGGCGTCAGCCGGGACAGTGCGGTAAAATTAATAAACGAAAATACGCCCGTAAATTTAGAAGGTTCCCCTGCAGAATTTATAGGAGAGATGGCTGGTGTTACAGCGACAGGGGTAGCTAAAGCTGTATCCGGTCTTGCTAAAATTGCATCTAAGTATGGAGATGATGCCGGTAAATATCTTAGCGAAATCGGCGGTGAACTTGGTGAGATGTTTAATAGGTCAACACCCGGCGGTGATGACTTTGATGGCATGGCTCCTGCCACTGTAGCTGACACACCGCCTGTGGCAGCACAGACTGATCAGGCGTTTGACGCAGCACCTACAGTGCCAGATACTTCTGTGTCGCCAATAATGATTGGCACAAGCACGGGAGCAGGTCGTCAAGCCGCAGATGATTATGATACAATGAAGGCCGCTAATCCTGATATGGATGAGGCAGAGTTGTTTGCACAGACTGGTGTTTACAAGGGGCCAGACGGACAGCATAGACTAGAAGTAGATACTACTGATGCTAAACTTGCGGTAGACGTACAAAATCTTCTTCCCGGCGACACTATATCGCTAGGTAGTCTACTTGACTTTGAGGATTTGTTTAACGCCTACGAAAAAAGTTTTTATGACAATGTTAACTTAGATTTTAGAACGCCTGAGTCTCTTAGAAATGTGGAAGTACATATTGTAGACGACCCAGACTTTAATGGCACATATTCATACACGTCTGGGGATATACAAATAAATGCTGATCTGTTAAAAAAACCAGAGAATTTTCGCTCCACCCTGCTCCACGAAGTACAACATGCAGTTCAACACAGAGAAGGATTTGTTAGTGGCTCTTCTAGTGAGGCATTTATTAGTTCTTCTGCTAAAGCTATAGACCCAACTGAGTCTTTGGGTCCTATTAACAGCATGGATGATCTTGTTAAACTAGCAGATAAGAATAAAAAAGATCGGGTATCATTAAATAATAACATTGATGTAATATTAAAAAATCACATAGAGGGTGTTCTTGGATCGCCTAGCCTAACCCCAAATTTAAAATACGAAAAGGTGGACGAGTTGTCCACTAATACTATAACTGATGTCATACTCGCCGCCCTTCAACGTGAGGGTGTTAGTATGCAGGATATAAAAGGTGGTGTAGCGGATAACGCTTTTAAGTCTAAAAACATTAGGGAGTTTTTACAAGAATTAAAAGACGTAAACAAAAAACAAAACCCTACTGAAAGACAACAAAGTCGTCTAGACGACATAGACTATGCAATAAACCTTATCGACAAGTTGGACGCCGCTGGTGACGCTGATGCAGTTCTGCGAAAAACTATACTACCAAAAGTATTGAATGCTGCTGAAGGTAGTAATCTTAGGCAAATAGAGGCTGTCGCTGACCTAAGCTATTATCGCAAATATGGCGAAGTAGAATCACGATTGATACAAGAGCGTGACGCTCGACGTGCGCAACTTAGAGATATGGGATTTGATCGTCGTGAGATTTTCTCAATTTTGCGAGAGGAGTTCCCACCTGAAAATTACACAGTTCCGCTAGAAGTTATGACAGCAGCAAATGTTGATGTGAGTAATCTTAAACAGGCTACACTAAGAAGGCCCGGAAATAAAGGCGCACCAGCGTTTGTCCTTCCAGAGTCAGATGTGCTGCTAGAAGGAGCAGAGAGAAGGCCGGAAGGTCTAGGTGTAGCGGATGATGTTGCTGGAGAAAAAAAATCTCGCCCTGCTCTTCCTGAAAAAATGCAGCGTGGTTTTGTAGATGCTGCTATTGAAGGGCGTAGGCAAGCAAGTGAAAACGCAGTAAAAATGTTTGCTGAAGATGGTGCATTAGATGCATTTAAGGTTGGAGATCGTATACCGGGAAAGAATACGTCTTTCAAAGTAACAGGATATAGCGCACAAGGTTTTTCCAAAGAGGCAATGGAAAAACAGATAGATCAGTATCAAAGATTACGTAAGGATCAAATCGAAGCTGGAACAGTTCCTGAACAGCCCACCTATATGTTGGGTGACGACGACAAATATTATCGTCTAGTTATTAATGTTGAAGGTGACGACGGGACTGTAACACAATTATCTCACGACATTCTTACCCATCAAAATAAAAAATTTGATAAGTTTTTGGGTAAACTTAATATGGCAGAAGGTGGAGTAGTACCTATGGACAAACAGATGGACATGTTCGCAGACGGTGGTCTGGAGCAAGACGGTGGAACTAATGACCCGGTATCAGGCAATGAAGTGCCACCCGGCTCTACCCAAGAAGAGGTGCGGGACGACATTCCAGCACAGCTTAGTGAGGGAGAGTTTGTATTTCCTGCTGACGTTGTGCGTTACATTGGTCTGGGCAACTTGATGCGTATGCGTCAGGAAGCTAAGATGGGTTTGAAGCTGATGGATCAGATGGGTCAGATGGGCAACAGCGAAGAAGCTACAATGCCAGATGATTTACCTTTTGACATTAATGATCTTGACATGGATGACGAAGAAGAGTATAATTCATCTAGTGATGATTTAGAGATGCAGGTAGGTGGTTTTGTTCCTGCCCAGCAACAGCAACAACAGCAGTTTGGTATTGCAGGTTACACACCGGCACAGCAACCAACCACAGGTTTTGCGCAGCAGCCTGTACTGGCTGCATCACAGCAGTTTGTACAGCCTACAACTCCTGTAGCACAGGCACCTACACCGACTATGCAGCAGTATGAAGTACCACAGTTCAGTGACTTTGTAGGTGGCGGCTTTGGTGAGTACGACGAGTTGCGTGAGTATCGCAACGAAGCTGGTCAGGTAATGATGATTCCGTTCAAGGATGGCAATCCTATTAGCCCCATTCCTGAAGGATACACGTTTTATGATCCAGAGGAAACTGCTACAGAAGAGGTGACTACAACGCCTACAACACCGCAGACAACACAAGTTCGTGAAGAGTCGGGTGATGACGATCCGGGGCCAAAGTATTCTACAACTGATGTTTCTGGCATTGGATACGATCGCAGCAAACTAGAGCCAGAACTGCGAGAGGTAATTTCAGAATTTGGCTTTGGTCTAGGTGCTTTAGGCGAGGCATTTAATATCTACAGTAACGTTGCCAGCGCACTCAGTAAAGACCCTCGTGTTAAGGACAGTTCACTAACAAGTGCAGCACTTGGCGGTGTACTTGACGCTTACCGTGGTGGAAACGTCACATTTTCTGACCCAAATAGAATGGGAAGGAAAACGGGACAGTATGATATAAATACTCCTCTGCACGAGATGACACCGGGTATGCAGCTTGATATTGCCGCTGTTGCACGTAGTGTTGTCAAAGATATGCGTGACATCTTTGTAGATAAAGATGGTAAGCCGAAAACAGTTTCCGAGGTTGACAGAAGTCTCAAGACGGCTGCTGCAGGTCTTGGCGTAGATGTGACTATACCGGGTACTAACATTACAAAAAGTCGCACAACAGTAATCCGTGAAATTGCAGAAGCACGTGCTGACCGTGATCGTGAGAGAATTGAAAAGGAACGCCGTGAGGCGCAAATTCAGCAGATCATCGAAGACACTGGCGACACTGGCGAAACCACAGGCACAGGCGGCGCACCGGCAAGCACCTTCTATAGTGCGGGTGAACAGTCTATTCAAGACCTTTTAGCGTCAGCATCAGATGATGGGCCGCTTCCAGATTTGTCAAGTGTTAGTGTGCCGTCGAGTAGTGGTTCATCTAGGGATGTTAGTAGATCAGAGTCAGATAGGCAAGACCCTCGTGGTGAATCAGCATTTGGAGGCGGTTTTAGGGCGAAAGGTGGCCTGATTGACAAACCAAAACCGAAAACCAAAAAGATGAAGCGTGGTGGATTAGCTTCTAAAAAATAATCCACACATATGTTGGCTACTCATCCCCCATCTCCCTCGACAGGTGCATGGCTACGGTGGCCCCAACAACGGAGAATACAAAAATGGCAGAAGAAGCAACAATTATGGCTGAAGAAATGCAGCCACCTAAAAAAGTAGCGTTTGCAAATCGTAAGTACACTAACGAAGAAAAACGTAAGATGGAAGAAGAAGAACTTGAGCAACTACTTAAAGAACAAAAGGGTGAAGCTGAAGAAGTAGAAGAACAAGAAGAAGAACCTGCAGGTGCAGAAGAGAAAACATTTAAGAAGCGTTACTCTGATTTGCGCCGTCATCAGCAAAAACAAGCAGAAGAATTTAAGACAGAACTTGCAGAACTAAAAGCACAGCTTTCTGCCGCTACACAAAAAGAAATGAAGCTGCCAAAGTCGGATGAAGACATTGAGCAGTGGGCAAAAGACTACCCTGATGTAGCAGCTATCGTTGAAACAATTGCAATGAAGAAAGCACGTGAGCAGTCTAGCGCACTTGAAGAACGCATGAAAGCAATTGACGAACTGCAAGTATCTGCAACTAAAGAGAAAGCAGAAGCGGCATTGATGCAGATGCACCCTGACTTTGACGAGATTAGGGATAGCGACAGTTTTCACGAGTGGGCTGAAGAACAGCCTAAGTGGGTGCAGGATGCGCTTTATGAAAACGACAACGACGCACGTTCTGCTGCTAGGGCGATTGACCTCTACAAAGCTGATATGGGTATTGGCAAGAAGAAACCCAAGTCAGACAAAGACGCAGCCAAATCTGTGTCTACAAAGAATAGTCGCAGTAAACCGCAAGAAAACGAAGCCTCCTCATACTTGAAAGAGTCGGAAGTACAGAAGATGTCACCGCAGGAGTACGAGGCTAAGTCCGACGAAATTATGGAAGCTATCCGTTCTGGAAAGTTTATCTATGACGTTTCTGGTTCAGCCAGATAAAAAAAGTGTTGACAAGTAGTTATTTTTTCGTATAACTATAGTCATCAAAGGTGTAAGTGGGTTCGCTACCTGCTTACGCCTAGTCCGCAAACACCTCAGTCTTATGGATTACCTGACGAGTGTGGCCCGTTGAATATTCGGTCGGCCAACTGAATAGAATACGCACCCATACGATTCAGCCTCTGATTAGTCTGGTGAGTTTGCATCTGTAAAATGCTAACTTAGGAGAAATCATCATGGCATTCAATACCGCTGCCGGGTATGGTAACCTTCCTAACGGTAATTTTTCGCCCGTCATTTACAGCAAACAGGTGCAGCTTGCTTTCCGCAAGGCCGCTGTTTGTGAAGCAATCACTAACTCCGACTACTTCGGTGAGATTGCTCAGATGGGTGATTCCGTTAAGATTATCAAGGAACCCGAAATCACTGTTAAGGCATACGCCCGTGGTACGACCATCACGCCGCAAGACCTTGACGACGAAGACTTCAGCCTGACCATTGACAAAGCTAACTACTTTGCATTCAAGGTTGATGACATTGAAGAGGCACACAGCCACGTTAACTTCCAGAGCCTCGCCTCTGACCGTGCTGCTTACCGCCTCGCTGACCAGTTTGACCAAGACGTTCTTGGTTATCTGTCTGGTTACAAGCAGTCTGCGATTCATGGAACTGCAGATACTGTCAACGACGTAGTCAACGGCACGAACGCTGTTGGTTCCGCTACTGACGAACTGCTTGCAAGCATGAAGCTGGACGCATCTGACTTTAACTCCGGTAGCGCAGGGGATGCTATTGCTATCCTGCCACGTACCGGTGCTGGTGCTGCTCCGACTGATGCTGGTGACGCTAACCCACTGCAGGTTATCGCCCGTATGTCTCGTCTGCTCGACCAGCAGAACGTAGACACTCAGGGTCGTTGGCTTGTACTTGACCCCGTATTCATGGAAGTCCTGAAAGACGAAGACTCTCGTCTGTTCGACGCTGACTTCGGTGGTTCGGGTCTGCAGAATGGCGTTGTTTCCAACAACATTCATGGCTTCACCGTCTACTCGTCCAACAATCTTCCCGCTGTTGGTACTGGTCCGTCCTTCACTGGTGCGAACTCGTCCACTAACTTCGGTGTGATTGTTGCCGGTCATTCTTCTGCTGTTGCTACTGCAGAGCAGATTAACAAGACCGAAACATACCGTGACCCTGACAGCTTCGCTGACATCGTTCGTGGTATGCACCTGTATGGCCGCAAGATTCTTCGTCCTGAAGCACTTGTGAACGCCAAGTACCATCTGGCTTAAGGGGGGAAATGAATAATGGCTACAATTACTTCACTTCTTAAAGCTGCGACTGGCAATTCCCAGCGTGGCCGTAACCCCTACATGGTTGAGAACACCATCGACATCGTGGCTACTACTGTAGACCCGTCGTCCGCTGACGTTGTTCAAGCAATCACTATTCCTGCTGGCACCAAAATCATGGCTGCTGGTGTGGAAGTTGTTGAAAGCGCAACCATGAACACAGGTACTGACGCAACGGTAACTCTTGGTGCCGCTGACGCAGATGAGTATGTAACTGCATTCGACATTGACGGTGCTGCTGATGGTGCTTATGCACCTAGTGCAACTGTTGCTGCTGACGTAGTTCTGGCTTCTGCCGATACTCTTGACCTGACCTTTGCAGGTACTGGTGCATCGTTCACTGCTGGTAAACTTCGTGTTTACGCAGTAATGATGGACGTGAGTTCACAGGGCGACACTTCGGCTGACGAAGTAGACCGTGACACTCTTGCCTAACTAGTGTGAGGGGGCTGGCTTGAAACTGGCCCTCTCATTCCTCTTTTAAGGATTTCAGATGGCATATACCTATCTTGACATTACAAACGAAGTTCTTGCACGTTTCAATGAAGTCGGGCTTACTGAGGCAAACTTTGCCAATGCTCGTGGCTTTCAGACGCAGTGTAAGAATGCAGTCAATGATGCCATCAACTATATTTTTCAGCGTGAGTTTGGGTGGTCATTTAGCCACGAAGAACAGACTGAAACGCTTGTGGCTGGCACTACACGGTATACAATAGGTGCCAATATTTACAATGTAGATTACGAGACCTTCCGTATTTCAAAAGATAACTCTCTTGGTGTAGCGGGTACAACCCTACGCATCTTGGACTATAACCAGTATGTCGATAGGTACATCGACCAAGAGAGTACATCGGATGTTGGCTCAGTGCCTATTTATGTTTTCCGCACACCAGATAATAACTTTGGTTTGTACCCATATCCAGATAAAGCATACGAAATCAAGTACGATGCTTACGTCAAGCCTACCTCTTTGAGTGTTTCTACTGATGTACCAACAATTCCTGAACAGTTCCGTCAGGTAATTGTCGATGGGGCTACTGCCTACGGTTATCAGTACCGTGGTGAGGCACAGCAGTATGGCATTAACTTTGCCCGGTTTGAAGAGGGCATCAAACATATGCAGAGTTTGTTTATTAACAGGAACTATAGCTACGTGCGTTCCACGTACATTCCGCAATCACAACGGTACGGTACTTCAGTATTTCCGACAGGGGGCTAACACATGGCTGACGAATCGCAACTCAGTCCTTATGTGTTTGCATGTGAAGGTGGTTTGGTACTAGACCAGTCTACGTTTTCTATGCAGCCCGGAATGGCACTGGAACTGCAGAACTTTGAGCCAGACATTCGTGGTGGATACAGACGTATCTCTGGCTACACTAAATGGAACAGCAACATTGTTCCGCAGGATGTGCTGTCTTCTGAGAAGGTACTGATGTCGGCATACTTTAACGGCGACGTTATTGCTGCACGAGGTACAAAGATACACAAAGCCGGTACAACGGGTAGCTGGACACAGATTGATACAGGCCGTACAGGCGCAGGAAAGTACACACACTTTCGCTACAATCTAGCTGGTACTGATTACATTGTTTGGGCTGACGGTGCCAACTACGCAAGTAAGTATGATGGCACTACTGTTACAGATATTAATGCTACTGACGCAC